CAAAGACAAAACTGGGAAACGCATTGGCAAGAAGTTGCAGATTATATGCAACCAAGAAAAGCAGATGTAACTAAAACAAGATCAAAGGGTGATAAAAGAACTGAACTTATTTTTGACAGTTCTCCAATTCAAGCGGTAGAACTTTTAGCAGCATCACTTCATGGAATGCTGACTAATCCATCCACCCCTTGGTTTTCTTTACGCTTCAAAGAAGAAGATATAGAATTTGAAGATGAAGCAAAAGAATGGTTAGAGTCTGCAACAGAACAAATGTATATTGCATTTGGAAGATCAAACTTTCAACAAGAGATATTTGAACTTTACCATGACCTAATTACTTTTGGTACAGCAGCAATGTTTATTGAAGAAGATGAAGAAGATATTTTAAAATTTTCAACAAGACACATCAATGAAGTTTACATTGCAGAAAATGATAAAGGTAGAGTAGATACTATATTCAGAAAATTTAAAATGTCTGTAAGAGCAGCAATACAAAAGTTTGGAACTAATGTAGATTTTGAAAGTATACAAAAAAAGAATCCATACGAAGAAGTAGACATTATTCACGCAATCTATCCAAGAGATGATTTTGATGTAACCAAACAAGATAAAAAAAATATGCCTTTTGAATCAGTCTACATGACAGGCAAAGGTGAAGAGTTATCAGTGTCTGGGTTCAGAGAGTTTCCATTTGTAATTCCAAGATACTTAAAAGCATCACATGAAATTTATGGAAGATCTCCTGCAATGACAGCTTTACCTGATGTTAAGATGTTAAATGAAATGTCAAAGACAACGATTAAAGCCGCACAAAAACAAGTCGATCCTCCTTTACTTGTTCCTGATGACGGATTTATTTTACCTGTAAGAACAGTTCCTGGTGGACTTAACTTCTACAGATCAGGCACAAGAGACAGAATAGAACCACTTAATATTGGAGCAAACAATCCACTTGGATTAAATATGGAAGAGCAAAGACGAAACGCAATTCGTAATGTATTCTATGTCAATCAGTTAATGATGCAACAAGGTCCACAAATGACAGCAACCGAAGTCATACAAAGAAACGAAGAGAAGATGAGACTCCTAGGACCTGTGTTAGGAAGATTACAATCTGAATTATTAAAACCTTTAATTGATAGAGCATTTAATATTCTATTGAGAAAAAATATATTTAAACCTGCACCAGAATTTTTAGCAGGTAAAGATGTAGAGATTGAATATGTTTCTCCTCTTGCCAAAGCTCAAAAGTCCACAGAGTTACAATCTATTATGCGAGGTATTGAAATCATGGGATCTATTGCAAATGTTGCACCAGTATTTGATTATGTAAACTTTGATAAACTGGTTAGACATTTAATGGATATTGTGGGTGTACCACAAAAAGTTTTAAAACCACAATCTCAAGTGAACGCTGAAAGACAACAAAAACAAGAACAGCAACAACAAATGCAACAAATGCAACAACTACAACAAGTCGCTGAAGCTGGAGGAAAAATAGCACCACTAGCAAAAGCACTACCAGATGAGGCTAGAGCTTTAGCAAATGCTGAAGCTGAATAATGATTAAAGAAATAAAACAACTAAGAGAAATATATAAAATAGTTTTTGGATCTGACCCAGGCAAACGTGTCATGGAAGATCTTGAAAAAAGATGCCACTATCATTCTACAACCAATGTTAAGGGAGATAGCCATGAGAGTGCATATATGGAAGGACAACGCAGCGTTCTTCTATTTATAAAATCAATGCTGCAAAAGGAAAATGAAAATGTCAAACGAGCAGATAACGGAGAATAATACTTCGCCTGTAGACACAACACCACAACCAGAAACATCTACAGAAACAACAGCAACAGATACATTAGTATCATCAACAACCGACAACACAGTACAAACCGCAAAGTCTTGGAAAGAAACTATTTCTGAAGAATTTAGAAATGATCCAAACATTTCAAAGTTTACCGAGATAGATGCGTTAGCAAAATCATATATTAACGCAACACGAATGATTGGTTCAGATAAAGTAATTATTCCAAACAATAATTCTACTGACGATCAATGGAATGAAGTCTATGATAAACTTGGAAGACCTGAATCTTCTGATAAATATAAACTTGATTTTAAATCAGAGGTTACGCCTATAGATGAAAACGCAATCAAAGCATTTGCAGACGTGGCTCACAAAACAGGTTTGAATGAAAAACAAGCTCAGTCAATTTTAGATTTCTATAAACAGAACTCTGAAAGCACTGCACAACAATTAAAGATAGATACTGAAACTGCACAAGCTAAATCTGAACAACTGTTAAGACAAGAGTGGGGTAAACAGTATGATGAAAATATTAATAAAGCCGCAGCAATTGCAAAAGCAAATATGCCTAGTGATGTATTAGATATGCAACTCAAAGATGGAACAAGACTTGGAGATCATCCAGATGTCATCAAAGGTTTTTCTAAGATTGCTGGACTTTTATCTGAAGACAAAGTGATTACCACAGAGTCTGAATCTGTAGATCAAGGCAGAGATCTTGAAGGTGAAATATCTAAAATTATAAATGATAGATCAGGACCTTACTGGAACAAAGGTCATCCAGATCACGATAAACTTGTACAACAAGTCTACACTATGAGAGAGATGATAAATGGCGGAAAGTAATCATTTATCAGATAAAGAGCTTAGATTAGAAATCTTGCGATTGGTTAAGGAATGTGGTTCAGAATTTCAAAAAAAAAATCCCTTGCCAATCGCTGACGAATATTATAACTGGGTTAATAGGCGTGGGACAATTCGTAAGAACCCCACTGGCAAGAAGGAATAGACTTCTAGTCTAAAAGACTTTAAATCCAAGAGATGCCTATCAATTTTGATGGAGAACCTTTCTGATTGTTTTAAAAAATAAACTATAACAAATGGAGAGACAAATATGTCAATCAACGTAACAACAGCTTTTGTACAGCAGTATTCTGCTAACATACAATTGCTTTCTCAACAAATGGGATCGTTACTAAGAGACAAAGTTCGTCTTGAAAGTGTCGTAGGTAAAAATGCTTTCTTTGACCAAGTAGGAGCAGTAACAGCTCAGAAAAGAACAAGTAGGCATGGCGATACTCCACAAATTGATACCCCTCACGCTAGACGTAGAGTATCTCTTGTGGATTATGAATTCGCTGACCTAATTGACGATCAAGATAAAGTAAGACTCTTAATCGATCCAACTTCATCTTACGCTCAAGCTGCAGCTTATGCTATGGGTAGAGCAATGGATGATGAAATAATCAGTGCTGCGATAGGAACTGCTTTCACAGGTGAAACAGGATCTACAAGTACGGCTAATGCAAATCAAATCGTTCACGGATCTGCTGGTTTAACAATTGCTAAATTAAGAACTGCAAAACAGACTCTTGATTTAAATAGTGTTGATCCTTCAATTCCAAGATTTATTATTGTAGGACCGAAACAAATCACTGATTTATTAGGGACAACTGAAGTAACAAGTTCAGATTTTAACACTGTCAAAGCATTGGCAAATGGTGAAATAAACTCGTTTCTTGGTTTTAATTTTATTGTATCAAACAGACTATCACTATCTGGAACTACCAGATCTTGTATCGCTTATGCACAAGATGGTATCGCACTTGCTGTAGGCAAAGACGTTACTGCTAGAATAGACGAGAGAGCTGACAAAGGTTATGCTACTCAAGTTTACTACTGTGCATCTTTCGGAGCAACAAGAATGGAAGAAGACAAAGTAGTGGAAGTTCAATGTACAGAATCGTAATAGGAGGATAGAAATATGGGAACTAAAAATACTGATTTAGTAGCAAATTTCGAAGCTACTCCACAGGTTCCAAATAACGCTGCAGAATTACATGGTGTACTTCGTGTAGCTCAAGGAACTGTTGAACTTGCCGCTGGTGACAGTGATAATAACGATATTGTAATGTTAGCACCGATACCAAGTAATGCTTCTGTGCCTCAATTATTTATTGGGTCAGACACATTAGGTGGATCGTGTACATTCAATGTTGGAATTTATACTACTGCTGGTGCAGTCAAAGATGAAGACGTTTTCGCAACTGCGGTAGCTGATGCTGGCGCAATGGCAGACGTTAGATTTGAAGCTGCAAACATCAACACAGCAGGTCAAAAAATGTATGAATTAGCTGGAGACAGTACAGATCCAGGTGGTTACTACTACATCGCTGCTACAATGGCAGCAGATGGTGGTACTGCTGGAACTATGTCTTGGAATATTACATACGTAATAAACTAATCACAATTAAGTGGGGGGGTTATCTCCCCCACTTTTCTTATGAAGAAGACAGAAAAACTAGAAACATTCATACATATAAAAAAAAATAATTACATTTATAGATATGTTTTAGTAGATCGTTTTGAACATACATCAAAACATCATCATGGTTTTAATCTTAAACCCTGTAGAACTACAGATGAAATATATCAACAACTCACACACCCTAGAAAATTAAGACGTAAATATATATTAAAAGATGACCAAAAATGATTTTGATCCAAGAAACCTTGGTTTATATAATGAGCCTAAACAGTTATTGCATTTTCAATGGCAAGACGATACTAGAGTTTATAGATACGCTTTAGTTGAAATTATTGAAGAAAAAGATATTAATAGTAGAAACAAGCAAAAGACAAATGAACAAGGTCTAACGCAACAGGAGATATGGCAACAATATGGCATCAGTAGTAGACATTTGTAACGGAGCTTTAAATCAACTGGGAGCATCTACAATCCTTTCATTGACAGAAGATTCTAAGAATGCAAGATTATGTAATGCAAGATTTACTCAAGTGCGAGATTCAATATTCAGATCTCACCCTTGGAATTGTTTACAAAAAAGAGTTCAACTTGCAGCAGATACAGACACACCTGCATGGGGATTTACCAAACAATATACCTTACCTGCAGATTGTTTGCGACTGCTTACCATTCTTGATTACGACTCAGATTACAAAGTAGAAGGTAGAAAAATATTAACAGATAATTCTTCATTAAAAATTTTATACATTGGAAGAATAGAAGATCCAAATGAATATGATGAATTGTTAAGAGAAACATTATCAGCTGCACTAGCTGCTGACATTGCTTA